ACATCGAACACCGTATCCACACGCCGGGGGCTGTCTCCACCAGCACGGTTACTTCCTGCGGTGGTGTGGTCATTCGTCTTCTGGCTGCGGCAGCGGCAGATCATCGGGGTTGAGCAGCTCCAGTTTCGTGTCTCGATACTCGCGAAACGCTTTCAGCACACCCGTTCGGGCCTCTGGTGAGAGTTCGAGATGTTCGGCGGTGAATGCCACTAGGAACCCGTCAGCCGCTGCGCCGGCCGCTACCTGCAGCAGCACGAACGCATGGTGCAGTGCTTCCTTCACGTTCAGTTGCACTCTCGTGTTACCCATCACCAGCGTGACGTACGGCAACCCATCCCGCATCGAGACAAGGGACCGGACTTCTAGTGTCCCCTGCCCGGCTTGGGACCGCGCATACATCGCTTCGTTGCACAGCGAGAGCAGCGTGGACTTTTCAACGAGAACCGCCCCCGGAATTTCATAGGGCCGGCACGTGGCCGCTAAGGCTTCAATCTCCGACTTGTCTAACTGACGAATCGTCATCGCAGCGGCAGACTCTGCAACATCAGCAGGATGACCACGAGCAACACGGCGACCCAGAGCGGAGCCTTGCCCAGCGACGAGAGGATCGTGATGATGAACGCCGACACGAGAATGAGGATGGCGACTGTCAACATGGTGGCCTACCTTCCCCCTTGGCCGCTCAGCTCCCGTTTCCGCTGCGCATTGTATGCCCGCCGGCAGCGTTTGCAACGGCGCGGCTCACTGGTGCGGAAGAGTCGGCGATCTGTCACCCCGCACGTCGCGCACCAGAATGTTTTCGAACACTTGCAGTGCGGCGCGACGCCGAGACACCGGTTGCAGCGCAGGACGCCGATGCCATCGACGTACGTGCCGGCTCGTGGTGGTTGGATAATTCGCGCGCGTTGTTTCGGCTGCCTTCGCGTTTCCATTTCAGACACTCCCACGCGCGCAACGCCACCACTTCGGGGCAGACCCCTTGCGCGAGCTGTTCAATCTCATCGTCATCGAACCCCACGAGGTACCGCACGCAGGGCTCAGAGTTTTTGACGAGGCGGACGGCTGGGGACTTTTCGTGTGGCGGCATGTTTCAGTACCTTGGCCGCTGCGTTGACGTACCAGATTTGCTGCGACACCGGCAGCATCGTCCAGAGCACGGACGGGCGGCCCTGCAGCTCCATGTCGGCGAAGTAGATGCACCCGGCCAGTCGGTCCTTGATCGCGTTCGGAGTCATGGCTCATGCCAAGGTGATTCGGTCGCCGCCACCAAAGTGTTGGTTCAGGCGCGTTTCGTACCGCTCGATTTCCTCTCGAAGACCCTTCAAAATCGCGGCGAAATAATCCTGTTCATCGATGAGCCCTTTTTCGATCAAGAGGCCGACCAGCGACCCGTGGTCACACATGTTGCAATTGATCCCCACGCGCAGATGCTTCGCGTCGGTCGATTTGTTGTTCGGGTCGTTCATTTCGTAGGCCACGCCGCTCTGGATGGCGTGGCCGAGACGTGTGTACTCCGCGAAAAATTCAGCTCGTGTCATGAGGGATACCCACTCGCGCCGGCCGCATCCGGCGTGCCGACGCGTTCGATGACGATGTTTTTGCTCGCGTCGTCGGGGAACGTGCAGAACGCGCGCACCGCTGCCTCGCCCTGCCCGCCGCCGTCAATCTTCCACAAGTACGGATCGTTCTCGTGCGGGTTGGTGAACTCTGGCGGCACCACGATGTCGCGCATCACGCACCACGGCGGTGGCATGTCTGGCCCGAAGTAGATCGCCGCGTTGAGATGCTGGCCGCGAATCGTCACGCGCTCGATGGTGACGTGCTCCGGGGCACGCTGCAGATAGATGCAATTCCCCGTTCCCCCGGTGATGCCCCACGGATCGATCTCATCGAACAGCACGTCTCGGATCGTGATGTTCCGGAGCATCCCGCTCGGATGCACGTAGTCGCTGCCCATCAGGGAGAGACAGCCGCCAGCAATCTCGCAGCGGCACCGTTCGATCAGCACATCTTCGACACAGGCCCACGGCGATCCGCCATCCTGATTGCGTGGGGTGAAGACCTGATCGAACGCGCCCTGTCCTTCCGCCATGCCGGCGTACCGCATCACGGTGTCCGCGACGTACACGTTGCGCGCGTTTTTGAGTTCGAACGCGTTTTTGATCTGCCAGCCCATTTGGTACCATTCGGGGCGCTTCGTCAGCGTGCTGCGCGTGATCCGAATGGTGGTCGGCGTCAGATCCGCTGACGGCGTGTCGCCGCCGCCGAACATCACCGCTTCCGCCGCGCCCGCCAGCTCGCTATCGTCAATCAGGATGTTGCGCCCGCCGACGATCCCGCAGAGGGCTTGCGTCTCCAGCCCCACGCGGCCGATGCAATCGACGTAGCTGCGCGCGATGATGACGTTGGTGCCCTCTGGACGGATGCCGCGCCGCTGGCCGTAGACCGGATCGCCGAGACAGGACACGCGATCGATGAGTGAGCGCGTGGCGTCGCGCGTGATCGCCAACAGTTGATAGTCCGGGTTCGTGTTCTTGATCCCGATGCCCAAGAGCTTTTCATCGGGTCCGCGCATACTGACCGTATCTTCGGCCCCGGAGATCAGCCACACCGGCATGTCGAGCCCCGCCCGGCCGTCACCCATCGCGTCCGCGCGCAGCGTGACGGGTTTGGTCAGGATGAACGGGCCTTGGTAGGTGGCGGCTTCGCAGCTCACGACGGCACCCGGCGGCGCTTGTTCGAGAATCGCCCGCAAGTCTTGGCCGGCCGTCACATAGATCACATCGTCGGGCGGCGGGGTGGGTTGGGTCTGATCGTACACGTCGCGGAGATGGGCCACCGCGCGGGTATGCACCGCCAGTGTGGATTCCACCGTGTCGAGTGCCTCGCCGACCGGATCGCTTTGTCGATGGCGCATGAACCACCACCTTTCACGATTTGCGTTTGTCGATCTCGTCCGCCTTGTCGTTCAACATTTTCGCCAGCGCGCGCGCGTCGCTGCTCGCGAGTCCGATCCACGCGATGGGTTTGCCGAACTCGATCCGTACGATCGCGTTCGTGTGGTCAGCGGCGAGCGCCAGCCGCAATTCGCCTTCATCGGTGGCATCGGCTCTGCCGCGTGGGAACTCACCGGTCGCGCCTAACTTGAAGTCTGGAATTTTCATCGGCCAATCACTTTATACGATAGAGCCCTGCGGGTACAATGCGCGCGGGGGGAACGATGAACCCAACTGAACAGGCCGGTCGCCACACGGCGATCGGTAGAGTCAACGAGCGCATCGACACACTGGCCGCCGCCGTCGATTCCGAAGTGGCGGAACAGTCCCAAGCCCTTCGCCAGCTCATCGCGCGCCTGCTCAAAGCCGAACACACGGAACGCGTGAACGAGCAACTGGCCCTGCGCGCCGTGCAACTGGACGCCAGCGACGCGCTCACGCGCAACGCCACCAACATCGTCGCGATCAACTTCTACCTCAGCCAGTTTATCGCCATGACGTTTCGCGAACGGCTGCGCTGGATGGTGCTCGGCCGGCTGCCGGCGCAGTTTTCGGACTTCGCGGACGACCCCGAGTCGATTCTGTTCCTGCCGCCGCCATCACCTGACACGAACGTGGGGAGTGATTGCCCTTCCTAGAAGGAAGAAGAAGGAAGAAGGTTTTTTCTTCTTCTAGGTGGTGGTACACTCAGCGGTATGACTGATTCCTATTCTGAACTAGGTCCGACATGGTTGACCAAGACACAGGCCGCTGAACGGCTGGGTGTCAGCACGAAGACGATCGAAAATCTCGGCGTCTCGAAGATCACAAATCGCATGTGGACGCGCCCGACCGGCGGGCCGCCGCTTCGCGTCTACGCCACGGACGATGTGGAGCGGTTGGCCCGCGCGCGCGCCGAAGCCGGCTCGCCCAAATACGCCAACCAAGGATTTGGACCGCAGATTCCACCGGACGTACTGGCCTCACTGAGTCCGCAGCCTAACGAGTCGAAAGGGCTCGTCGTCGGGGCCGTTCATCCCATCAGTGACCAGCGCCTAGAAAGCTTCCTAGAAGCCATCAGTAAGAAGGTTTCTTCTACGAAGGTTCCTTCTTCCGAGAAGGTGTTCCTGACCATCCCCGAAGCGGCTGAGTTCGCCGGGCTCTCCGAGTCCTACATCCGGCGCGGGTGCCGGGATGGCAGCTTGCCGGCGATCCGCGATGGTCGGACGTGGCGGATCCGGCGAGCGACGCTCTTGGCCCTGTGACCTATCCTGTCACTCACGACGACCGCTAGGACACGATCGACGGCTGGGGAGCTACCCCCCCAGCCGGAATTTTCCCAAATTGCTCCACGGGGCTCCTAGTGGCCTTCGCGCGGTTCGATACCCCAACGATACAAAGTTATAAAAAGTCCGTAACTTCATAAATCTTGACAATTCGAAACGGCCGGGCATCGCTGGGGTAACTCAGCCAGCTTTCGCCACAAGATTCGTGTGACAACAACGTGCAGGGTGTTGCAGGATGGCGGCTCCCATAAGGTGTGTACTTTTGTCATCCTGCTAACTTTGCCAGATGCCCGATCGTTGGGGTTTTGGTAGGGTCCACCTTCTCGGCGCGTAAGTCCTCGCCCCGCGTAACAAAAATCTCCCACGCTTTCACTCTTGGGCGCTATATGGACGAGCCTCCGCTAGCGGCGCGTTGCCACGGACCCCAGATAGAGCCCTGCCTCTCGGTTTCGTCACAATCTGTTGACAGGTGGTATACGATTGGCCGGAAAAGCGAAACCGCCTCAAGAGTTGGGCACTCAAGAGGCGGTTGTCTTGGTCGCTTTGGTGACGGGAAGGGTCACCCCGCTGCAAGACGGACGATAGCACGACCGGATCGACCCGTCAAACCCTTCCCGTCACCCCTCAACAACTGCACGTTTTGGCGTCCGCCCGTCCAGCGGCGTGAGGGGGCTACTTTGCTACGCAAAGCACTCGGTGGTTTATGAACGGCGGTGGGCAATGGGGTGGAGTTCCACTCTGGCTAAGCATGTCGGTGTCCCCGCGAGCTGTGCAGGTGTTCGCTGTGATCGCAGCGGCATGGACTGACCGTGACACGGGCATCGCTCGGCCCGGCCGGCGCGCAATTGCGAAAGCGGTCGGCTGCAAGGACCGCAACACGATCACGCTCGCGATCGATGAGCTGGTAGCGGCGGGGGCGATGGAGCGTGAGCATCGGTTCGTCAACGGACGAAACGACGGCAAATCGCAACTCACGAACAGTTATCGGTTGGTCAAACCGAGTGATCCACCCCTAGGTGGAAAAAACCACCTAGGTGGAAATATCCCCCTAGGTGGAAAAAACCCCCTAGGTGAGAAAACCCACCTACCTAGGGGGAAAAAACCACCTAGGGTAGGGGGAAATTTCCACCCCCAAAGATCAGAATTAAGTACCCAGAATCAAGTACAGAACGATCTCTGCTTCGTACCAACGGATCAGGTTGTACCAACAAAAGAGCAGCCGCGCCAAAAAACCGGCGCGGCGACTCCGGAGGTTTCTGAAGATCCGGAGACGGAGGACGCTGAACCCGACTCCGTGTGGGATCCCATCCCGCCCGGCTCGCCCGGTTGGTTCGCCCCCCGTGACCCCGCCAGCTTCAATGCTCAGCTTGCGACGATGCCGATACCGGGCCGTTTCGCCTCGCCGGGCTATGCCCGCCGGAAAGGCTACGAAATTTTCGACGCCGCGCCTGATACGGAGCTGTTCGACCACCACGTAGACCGGCTCATGAGCGTGCTTCAAGGCGAAGGCGTTGCCACGTCTGAAGACCAGTGTCGATTGACGATGGCGGATGTCTACACCGAACGTCAGATGCGCGACCGCACGTGGGATCGCACTGCTGACCATGAACGACGGAGGGCCAGACGATGATTTTTTGGACACGAGCGGAGCGCGATTGCGTCTGCGGCGGCTGCAACAATCCGGTGGCGATCGGGGACGCGATTCGCGTCACGGAAATCGTGGGGCTGACGAGAAAATTCATCCGCTGCGCCGACTGTGCGGACGCCGCGATTCCCCCGGAGCTGGCTCCGTTCGAACCGCGCGTGCGCCCCGTCCCAGCGGACCGGCCCCCGCACACGCGGCAGTTGGCGACGGCCGGCGAATGGCTGCCGTATCGCGAAAAGGACTAGATGGCAAACCACTTTACAGTTTCAACCGGATGGCTCGCCGTCCCGTCGCAGTTTTGGGAGATTCGGCGATGTGGCGGCCGAGTCGTCCGGTTGAAGGGAGCCCCCGCATGAGTCACTGGACGATGGCCGATGTGAAAGCGGTGCAGGCCCGCCGCGACGCCGCGACGCCGCCCGTCGCGCGCGCGAAGTATGGCAACAAAAAAACCGTGGTGGAGAACATCGCATTCGACTCGAAAAAAGAGGCGGATCGGTATCTGTTTTTGAAGATGCGCGAACGGCTGGGCGAGATCGACCATCTGGACGTGCAACCCGTGCTGCCCATCAACACGATCAGCAACGCCGGCGTCAAAAAACACTCGGCCGACTACACCGCCGATTTTCGGTACTACGAGCACTACTGCGGTCGGTCGGTGCTCCACATCGAAGACGTGAAAAGCCCGGCGTCGAAGACCGAAGCCTACCGATTACGCAAGCAACTGGTGGAAGACTGCCACGACATCGTGATTGAGGAAGTCTAGGAGGCTCAGCTAGTTAGACCACTACGAAGCCACCACGAAGAAGTCTTCTTAGACGAGACACAAGGAATGTGTAAGGTACACACCACAACTACGTGGGAGAAGAACCATGACGCGCACGTTTTGGTTGTCGTTTGCGGATCCGGCAGCGGGCGGCTTTCTCGGCGTCTGCGTGATCGACGTGACGGACCTCGACGCCGAACACATCCGCGTCCCGATGCTGCGCCGTCATCCGCACGCGCCGCCGGATGGCGAGTGGCTCGCAGCCGCCGTGCAAAAGGCGTGGGATCTGGGCTGCAATCCCGGTGGGGCCATTCAAGGGTTCGACATCACGCCGGCCCATGACATCATGCTGCCACGCGGGCAGTTGCTCACCGAAGAGGAACTGGATCGCTACGCCCGCGAACGGGCGACCGATGAAGGCCACCGCGAGTGGCACCGGCTCGAAGACGCGATGCGCCCCGGCGAACGGTTGAAGGACCACATTGACGACTGACTGGATTCCGCGCTTCGTGTGTCACTGGTGTGGCGCGGAGTACGTCTCGCGCACGGTGAACAACGTGGACGCGTGGACGTGCCCCACGGACGCGTGTTTTAAGCGCCAGCTCAAATGGAAAATGCTCGATCAGAACGGCCACCTGTTCTACTTGCCGCTCCCGCGACAAGTCGAAGTCGAAGAGGCGATCGAGACGCAGGCATATGGCTTCATCGGCATCGGGGGGCATCGGAACTCTGGCAAATCCGCGATGCTGCGGCGCGTCTGCTATCGGCTCTGTCAACGCTTCGAAGATTTTTCGATCCTGTTTCTGCGACGCAATTTTCCCGAACTCCAGTTGAACCACATGCGCTACGCGATCAAGGAGTCGAAGCGCATCGGCGCGAAGTACTCGGCGAAGCAGATCGATTTTCCCGAGACGGGCTCCGAATTGATCTGGGGCCACTGCTACAAACCCGACGACTATAAAAACTATATCGGGGCCGACGTGGACCTGATCGTGTTCGAGCAGCTCGAAGAATTCGAAGCGATCCAGTTCACCGAGATCAGCGCGTCCACCGGGCGCACGCGCAAGCGCCGCGACTGGCGCGGGCTCGTCTTGGCCGGCGAGAATCCCGGCGGCCCGCTCTCCGCGTTCGTGGAAGAATTCTTCATTCACAAAAATCCGAAACCGGAGCTGTACCCGGACTACGACGGATCGCAGTACCACTTCATTCACGCGTCGCTCGAAGACAATCCGTACGCCGATCCCCGGTATGTGAATAATCTCGCGACGCTGAGCCCCGCGCGCCGCCAGATGTTCCGCTTCGGTCGCCGCGATATTTTCCCGCTGCAGTACTTCAAGACGTTCCTACGTCCCGATCGCGTGCAACGCCTGACCGTGCCGTCCACCGTGCCCCGGCTCTGTGCGCTCCATTGGGGCTTCTTCAAGCCGGGCATTTTCCTGTGGGGCGTGGTGCTGCCCGATGGGCGGCTCTACATCGAGCGCGAATTTCCGTTTGTCGAAACCGTCGCGTCGGATCTCGCGCACGCGATCGTGAAACGCAATCGCGAGCTGCAGATCACCATCGGCGGATTCGCGTGGGCGAACGCCCCCGGCAAAGTCACCGACGATGACATCGGGGAACACACGTTCGAGACGCTGCACCGCCACGGCTTACCGGTGGTGGAATCGACCCACGATCCGGTCGCCGGCTGGCAGCGGCTGCAGCACTGGTTCGAACCGATGATCACCGATGACGGCCCCGTGGCCGCGCTGATCGTGAGCCCCGACTGCGACACCGTGATCCGCACGCTCCCGCAGCTCCTGCAGGATGGGCACAACGCCGAAGACATTGACGACAACGGCCTGACCGAAGCGGCGAAAGCGTTGCGCTATCTCGTGATGTCGCGCCCGGAACCGCCGATGATGGCCGCGCCGCCGAAGGGCCGCGATCTGTCGAAGCTGGATGCGCGCACGCGCGGCGAAATTGAATATCTGCGGGCGTGCGACGCGGCGAGCGAGAACGCCGCCGCCACCGAGTCGTACTCGATGGGTGACTTCTGGGGGGGGAGTGATCATGACCCACGATGAACTCGCGGCGACCGTCCAGCAATGGCGTGACGAGGCGATCGGTGTCGTCCGGCGCTATGCGGCGGCGCGGTGTCCGAACGTGCCCGATTCCACCGTGCGCGCGATCGAATGCGCGATGGGCGAGATCAGCATCGATGAGGCGTTCGACGTGCTCGATCGCCTGAACACGGAGATTCTCCGCCGATGACGGACCATGCCATCGTGCCGGCGTCGATGTGCCCGACGTGCGGCTACGTGTTCGACGCGGCCGGGCTCGTGGACGGCGGCGACGTGACGCCGCGCCCGACCATCGGCGACATCACCGGCTGTATGGCGTGCGGGCAACCACTGTTCTATGGCCCCTCGATGCAGGTGTTCGCGATGACGCAAGCGCAATACGACGCGTTGGACGCCGACTGCAAACGTGATTTAGCCAAAATCCGCGCCTTCGCAGACACCGGATGGTTGCGAAAAAGCCGACCACGCGCCACGTAGTTTTCTCCGTGATAGGATGCCCGGCCATGTTCGTGAGTAAGGCGCTCTACGAACGGATCCTCGATGATCTCTCGAAGGCGCGCGCCGATTTTCAGCAGAGCACGGATCTCTTCGGGAAGCTCCACACGGAGCTGTCCGCCGAACGGGGCCGCCGCGAAATCCTCAGCCGACAAGCCGCCGTGCAGGAATCGTTCGTGGAGTTCCTGTGTGCGCGCGTGAACCAACTGGAAACCGAACGGGTGGTGCTGCTGCGCCACCTGACGACGATCGAACTCCCGACGCCGGCCGTGCGGCTGCGTCCCGCCGGTTCGGGGGAGCCGGGCGACGATGCGGCGGCGATGGCCGGCGTCTCGATGTTCGATGACGATCCCTCGCACGCGCCGAAAGGCTGGCACGCAGACGGCACCGTCAACTATGGCACCGACGACACGAAGTAACACCCCGCCCGCGTAAGACCCGCTCGCGTACCACCCCGCCGTACCACCCGAGCTTAATGTTTTGCGCTCTCACATGAGGGGTAGTTATGGCGTTCCCACCAAGTGCGCCCGTCCAGCCACCACCGCCGGCCGCGCCTCCCGCGACGGGGGCTCCGGCGATCGTGAAGACCGATCAGCCGATGCAGGACGCGGACTATCTCAAGCTCTATGATCGGTTCAAACGCGAAGCCTTCGCCGACCGGTGGCGGTTCGAACGCGTGTGGACGCGCAACATTCACTATGTGAATTTGCGGCAGTGGTTGGGGCAGTACGATCAGGCCAACGGCTGGCGGGATGCCCGCGTCGCGCGCGGCGTCCCGAAACCGGTCACCTCGAAACCGAAAGAAGCGGTGCAAGTCATCCGCTCGATGTTCACCGCCACGACGCTGGGCGTCGATGTGCGGCCCCTCCGCAACGACGTGAAGAGTGTGACGACGGCGACGACGGCGACGAAGATGGCTCCGCTGCTCGCGAAGTTGAACGCGATGACGGACACGATGAGCGAAGGGGATTTCTGGTTCATCGTCACCGGCAACGTGATCTATCACGTCGGCTTCGATGACAACGGCAAGTACGTCGGCGTCCCGGTGGAGCACTGTGTGACGTGTGGGAACGAAGTGACCAGCGACCAGATCGCGCAAGCCGGGCAGGCGTGCCCCAAGTGTCAGACGCCAGCGGCCGGCAACTTCACGCCCGCGCTCGATCAGGCCGGGCAGCCCCGCAAGCAGTTCAACCCGCAAGGGCAGACGGTCACGACGGCGCTGTCGCCGCTCGAAGTCGCGTTCCCGTTCATGCGCGCGCGCTGGAAGGACGTGGATTTCCTGATCCGGATGCGCTGGCGCACGAAGCGGTACTACGAGACGCATCCGGCGCTGCAGCCGTACCTGTCGCGCATTTCGTTCTCAAAAAATTCCACCGAACGCTCGCTGCAAATTTTTCAGTCGCTGCCGTTCCAGACCGAGATCAACCCGATCGCCAGCGGCGTGAGCGGGAGCGCCGAAGAAGAAGGCGTGGCTGAGTACGAGCTGTGGATGAAGCCCACGCCGGATCATCCCGAAGGGCTCGTGCTCCGGGTGGCCGGTGACAGCTCGCCGATCGTGCTGCACCTCGAAGCGTCGGAAGGGATCCCCGGTCCCTTGCCGTACCACGACGCCAGCGGCGATCCGCGCTGGACCTTTCATCACGCGGGCTACGAACAGGTCGGCGGCCGTGTCATCGCGAGCAGCGCGATCGATCCCGTCATCCACAAATTCGATCAGCTCAATCGGCTGGATTCGATTGTCGAAATGATGATGACGCGCATGGCGATCCCGCAGATCCTCAAACCCAAGGGCCAAGAAGTGATGTGGTTGGGTGACTCCCCCGCGATGCCGGGGCTCGTCGCCGAGTACGCGCCCGGCCCCGGTGGCGGCAAACCGGAGCTGTGGCGCGGCGCAGAACCGCCGCGCTCGTGGGCGGTCTTGCGCGAGCAGATTGTAGCCGAGATCGATGCCGGCATGGGCATCTCCGACATCCTGAAAGGCAAACAGCCGCAAGGCGTCGAAGCGTTCTCGGCGATGCAACTCTTGGTGGAAGCCGGCGAAGCGCGCTTCGCGGGTGCGTTCCAGTCGCGCGCCAATTGCTATCGCGATATCTCCCGCTCGCAAATGGAGATCGAACGCGAGTACGGGCCGCCGTCACGGACCGCGTCCGTGCTGAGTGAGTCGCGATCGTATGCGTTCGACACCTACCAGACCGCCGATCTCGATGGGGAAGTGGAATTCGATGTGGCGGACGGATCGACGCGGCCGAAAACCTCGCTCGGCGAGCGCGCCGCGATCGAACATCTCCACCAGCTCGGGGGCATCGATCTGAAAAATCCCGAGACGCAGTACACGATTTACCAGAAGTTCGGCCAGACCGATCTGATTCCCTCGATCGACAAGCAACACCAGTGTGCGCTCCAGAATCAGGATGCGTTCGTGAAGTGGGTGAAGAGTACCAACATTCAGCAGTACATCCCGCCGCCGCCCCCGCCGCCGCCGCTCCCCGGTCAGCTCCCGCCGCCGCCGCCCGCGCCGCCGCCGGATCCGGAAACCGATCCGACCTACCCGCTCAAGATGCGTCAGTGGTACGACACGCCGATTCATCGGCTCGAACTGGTGAAGTGGGCCGTCAGCGATGTGATGCTCGATCTGTTCAAGCAACTGCCGCCGGCCGAATTTTTCGTGGGCCGGTACTTGGCGCAGCTCGAAGGGCGCATGGCTCAAGAGCACAAGATACCGCCGGAACCGTTGCGGACCAGTCTCACGCTCAACGGGGCGGATCTGCAGACCGATCCGCAAGTGCGGATGGCCTTCGATCAGGCCCAGCAATTACCGCCGCCGCCCGCGCCGTCCACCGCTGGCCCCGCGCCGCCGCAAGGGGGAGCCGGGCGCGCGATGGCGAACTCCTCGCAGAACAGCGCCCCGGTGGGCAACACGCCACAACCGGGCTCGCCCGCGTTGGTGGCGCACTGAACCGTCAAAAGTACCAGAAGGCTTGCAACGCGTCGCCGTACGGCGTAAAGTGCGCGATTAATCAAGTGCTTTGCTGCTGAAAGTAAGTCCCCCGTTGTAACACCTCGACCGCGTAAGAACCTCGACCGCGCGTAACACCACATTCAAGGGTCAACCATATGTTCACGCGAATGCTCTCTCGTTCCATCCTGTCGTCACCGGACGGATTCTTGTGGTATCCAGAGGGAGACGGGGGCACCGTCACGCCGCCGCCCGCCAGCGGGACCACACCACCGCCCGCGAGTACCACCCCGCCGCCGTCCAGCTCTCCCGCTTCAGCCGGCACGCCGCCGCCCGCACCCACCACGCAGTTTACGTATGGTGAAGATCGCTCGCGGTGGGTACCGCCGGATGTGTTCAAGAAGGCCGAGAGCCTGACGAATCGCACGGCTGCCGAACTCGCGAAGCTGCGCGCGGATCTGACGGAGCGGGATCGACGCATCGCGGTGCTGGCCGGCGTCACGCCCCCGTCCCCGGAAGAAGCGGAAGCCGAGAAGGTGGCCGCCGCGTTTTATTCGCTGCCGCAGTTTGCCCATCTCCGTGGGGTCACGCCGGAACTCCTGCAACGGCTGACGGCGCTCGCGCAGCAGGGCGAGACGTTCACCGAAGCCCGCGATTCCGTCTGGAACGGTCAGGCGGATAAGTTTCTGCGCACGATGGAACAGGCGTTCGCCGATGAGATCGGCGCACAGACCCTGACACCGGGCCAGTCACGCAAATTGCGGGCGGCGTTCGGCGCATGGATTCCGGATCAGCGGACGGATCCCGACGGACACGCGGCCTTTGACAAACGCTACAACGCCGGGGATGAAAATCTCATCGCCGAGTTTTTGAAAGAATTCGTCGCCGACCTGCTCGAACCCGCGCGACGACAAGCCACGATTCCGTTCGCCCAACGGCGAGCGGTCCCGCGCGGCGGCCCGTCCGCACCTGTGGTGTCCCAGAAACAAAAACCCGATTTGACCAAGATGACCGCGCAAGAAATGCTCGACTACGCCGAGAAGGAAGCAGAGGCTCTCGGTCGATGACGGACGGGCGTTTCGTTCCTCGGTCGCTCGGCAGAGGTACACGCCCATGCAGTTGTTTTTCTACACGGGACTTCGCCGCGTGGGCGATGTCCTCACCAGCCTGACCCAATCGCCTGACGGCCTGTTCTGGGCCGGTCCCGGTTCTGACGCGTCCACGGAAGACGGCCTGCTCAAAAACACGTACGAAGACGTAATAGCGGAAGGCGTGCTGAAAAAATTTCAGCTCCGCGACGCGTTCAAACTCAAAGACAGTCCGTGGGACGGCGGGCGCGGGAAAGAGTGGAGCGCCCACGTCGAACGCAACAACTCGCCGATGGCGGTCGGATCGGACAGTGCGATCCCCGTCGCGGACAACCAAAAATATATTTCCGGGTTCGTGTCGCAGAAAAAAATCATGGCGCGGTGGCGCGTCACCAACGAGCAGCTCGATGACACGCAGTCGCGGGAAGGCTCCTATCGCTCCTCACGCACCGAGAACATGGAGCGGATGATCGATGACCTCGCGTTCAGAAACGAGTTCTACCTCGGGACCGATGGACGCGCCGTGTTCGGCATTGTCGATGCGACATCGGTCGGCACCACCGTGGAATTGAACTCGCCGGGCAATATCTCGTCGGCCGGTGTCCCCATTGCCAGCGCCTTCGGCAATCGTTTCGTCAAGAAGGGCATGGCGATTGCCGCCATCAATCCCAGCAACGGGCAGATCCGCCCCAACGTCGTCAAAGTCACAGCGGTCAACAGCGACGGCACCGACGTGACCGTGAGTGCCGCGCCCGGCTGGACGACGGGCGACTATGTGGTGCAAGCCGCGAACGTGACCGTCACCGATGCGCTCGATACCGCGTACGAGAAAGCGCCGTGGGGTCTGACGGCGATCATCGATGACGGCACGTACCGGCAGAACTACTTCGGCGTCGATCGGTCGCTGTGGACGAACTATCAATCGTACGTCTCGGCGAACACGGGCGCACTCTCCTTCGATTTGCTGCAGCGCGTCTCCGATATCGTGAACCAAAAATTGGACGGAGAAGTGGACGGGATCTGGTCGCACCATTCCGTGCGGCGCGTCTACATCCTGCTCACGCAAGCCGATCGGCGGTACGCCGATGCGGCCAGCCGGCGCAATCCGGACGGCGGCACGGCGGCGTTCCAACAGGAAGATCTCACGATGGGCAGCGTCAACTACAAAGCGATCCGCACGCTCGGCTTGCGCCAGATGTTTTTGGTGGACAGCAAGGGCACGGACTTCGTGCGGTACACGAGTGAGAAAGGCAAGTGGGTGTCCGGATCGTCTGGCGAGATTCTCGTGCGCGATGGGACCGGCATCAACGCGCGGCATAGTTGGGAAGCGTGGTACTTCATGCGGTTCCAGCTCTTTGGTCGGAACCCCGGCAAGTGCGCACGCCTCGATGCCTTGACGGGCATGACGTTCGTGGTGGTCCGGGGCGAATAGTAACAAAGATTGTCGCGTCACACAAGGTTCGTCGGAGCCTGAGTCGGGCCACTCGTTCCGGACGGAACTCTCCGGTTCATCCCTTGGCCCGCGATTCTCCTGAGAACGATGCCGCGATCTCAGGCTCCGGCGGAAGAGAGAGGCAGTCACATGGCGCAGTTCGGCGACAACGTGGTCATCGTCAATCGCACCAAGCGCAGCACGCTCACGGCGACGTGGGACGGGACGCACTACCACTTCGAACCGGGCGAGCATCAGAACGTCCCGCTCACGATCGCGATGGCGGCCTACAGACAGAACCCGCTGCACGGGAGTGAGGATCCGTTGGGCGATCCCGAGATCATCGAATCGCTCATCGGGATCAAAGGGGCGCAACCGCCGTTTGGCAACGTGACGCCGCTGGAACAAAGCGCGGCCGGCGAACGGATCGATCGCAAGAAGGTCATGGGCATCGGCGGGAAGGTCAAGCCGCTCGATGCGGGCGGGGCCACGTACTTCGACGCGAAGATGGGATCGGACAAGGTCGATCTCCACGACGACACGCGGAAGTGAGCCCATGGAACTCGGCGAGATTTACCTGCCGGATCTGAACCCCTTTCACCTCGTGCCGCCGCCGTTGTGGTGGCAGCAGGGGTTGTGGGCCTTCGATGCGGATCTGCGGATCCTGCCGGGCCGAAAAAAACCCCGGTTCCATCTCGCCCGCGTGAAGAAGTACAGCCGGGGACTGACCGGCGAAGCCATCACCGACGATCAGGACGATACCGCGATGTTCGTGCAGTACAACCTTGTGCCCGTGACATGGATCGCGAGCACGGAGGGGTGGTCGGAAGGCTTCCTGCAGTACGTCGTCGGTCAACTCATGGAACGCGACACATGGGCGATCGAAGGGCAGCCGCTCACCGACGACTTGGTACGCAAAGCGATGTTCGAAGGGGGCAGCAAGTACGGCAAGGCGCTCGATCAACGCGATGAGGACGAACGCGCGGCCATCGACAAGGACGTGCATGACGACGTGTATCACGCGACGGGTGAGGCATGGCGGTCGCTGCAAACGCAGACGGGCGAACGCATCCTGAACGCCGGCCGCCCGTCTGAGTTGGCGGATTCTCTTCAGAAGAAGGACGCATCATGACGAATTGGATCAAGCAGTTTACGCAGTCTCCCGATGGTCTGCTGTGGGCCGCGCTCGCGCCGCTGCCGACGACGGAAGCGGAGAACCTCACGTGGCAACGCGTGGATATGCTGCTCGCGGGCGCGACGCCCGGCGCAGTGTCCGCGTTTCAAGGCTTGCGTAAATGGCTCACGCAGCAAAAATCCTGTCCCGATCTTCGGATGACGCAGCTCGGGAACAACGCCGTCGCCCCGCTCGGCCTCATCACCGCCGGTACGGGCGGCCTCTACGGCGCGACGACCACCGCGCGCCTCTTCGGCGTCTACATCAAAAAAACCGCCGTGGCGGGATCCGCGCTCCCGTCGTATCTCACGCTCACCGATGATGGCACCGATAGCGCCCTGTCGGGTCTTGCGGGATCGCAAAAACTCGCGATTCCACTCGGAGCCGTGAGCAGCGGCGCACCGGGCACGATCTACGAAGGGCTGTTCATCGATCCGAACGGCCTGCCGCTGGCAGCGGGGCTGCGCTTCGCGCTCGTCACCGCCGTGGGCGGCGTGACCATCAGCGCAGCGGCAGACGGCGGCGACGGCTTCTGCATCACATCGCCCTAGCTCGCCCGCGCTCGACAGGAGAGCGCCCCTCGTGACGACGGTGCGCCAGCATGGCGACGGATGCCTGTCCATCCGTCGCCCCAGTGGCGCGTGGAGAGACATCATGCCGACACGTCGCATTCAACGCGGCCCACAAACCGGCGGCCCGCCGGTCGGGTTCCAGAATTCCCCGGCCTTCAACGAACTCTACGTGGATGGCCTCACCAATCAACTGATGGTGGGCACCGGCATTTCGGGCGCGACCGCCGTCCAGCAACAGCAATTCCCGGCCGTCGTCACGTTCGCCAATCTCCCGACGCCCGCCGTCGAAGGCACGCTGGCCGTCGTCACTGATGCGACCTTGGCGACGTGGGGCAGCGTGATCGTGGGCGGCGGGGCGAATCGCGTCTTGGCGTACTACAACGGGACCGCATGGACGATCGCGGCGCACTGACGGGGAACCGCCATGACGGATGCCTATCAGCGCAACAAAGAATTCTACGGGAACATCGGTGGCTACTATCACGTGGCCGCGACCGACAACAACGTGATTCCGCTCGTCGCCGCGATTCCCAAGCACACGATTTTCGTGCAACGGATCCACGTCGAAGTGACGACGCTGGCCGCGTCCGAACTCTGGACGTATCAGGACGGCGCGGCCATCCCGATCGTGCCGGCCGTGTCGGCGGGGGCCATCGCGCATTTCGATTTTGACTTCGGTCCCGATGGTGCGCCTTGCACGGAAGGCACGCCATTTAATCTGAACATCACGGGCGCGACAGGCGCTGTAGGGTGGACGACGTGGGAAGGGTACAAAAAACTCACCAGCGCGGTTCCATAGACATGCGCCGCCGCGCACAGAAGGATCAGCACATGACGAAAGACGACGCGCCGCCGGTTGAGAACACGAAGCATCGGCCCTCGATGGCCGAACTCGGGAAAAAGCTGGACGCGGCGCTGCGCGATGCCGACGCCAAGCAAACGGCGGTCGATGTGGCCAAGACCGCGCTCGCTGCCGCCACGACGGATCACGCCGCCGCCGTACAAGTCATCAGCACGCTGAAGCAGCAGTACGACGAACTGATGAAGGACGTACTCAGCTTCGGCGGCACGGTCCACGTCGCGCAATGACCCATGAGCCATACCGTCCCGTCCCATCAGGTGGATACGCAAGGAGGGGACTGTACTGATCCCACCACCCACACCGTGCGCGTGTCATCCGTGCTCGGCAGCGCGGGTGGTGGCGGCATCACGCTGAAGACCGCTGCCTTTACGCTCTCGGCGAGCGGCACCGTCGTCCCCGCCGTGTCGGAGAAACGGGTCAAAGTCTACGCGTACAAACTCGTGCCTTCGGCCCCCGGCACCAACACGACGGTGACGCTGAACTGGCGCGATGGCTCCGCGACCGACCTCGAAGGTCCGCAGGTCGCGATCAGTCAACAAGCCCTGATCGAAACGGTGTCTCCCCCCGCGTTTCTCTTCGCAACCACGGCGGGCAACAGTTTGGATCTCGTGATCACCGGTACCGGCAGCGTGGCGGGCCGCGTGAGCTATTGGGACGGCGACGACGCCTGAAAGGAACTCCATGCCGACTGCGAGCGCCCGCACGCAAACGATCGTCTTCACGGGCGATACGACCGCCACGCAAACCAACGCGGCCGGATCGAATCCGAACAGCCCCGGCATGAACCAACTGATGTCGCTCGTGCCGGGCGCGAACACGATTCTCGTGCCGGCGGGCGGCTCCACGCCCGTCGCGGTGACCATCATCCCGCCCGCCGGCAATACCGTGACCCTCACGTTGAAAGGCATCGCGGGCGATACCGGCATCCTGCTGCATCTGACGGATCCCTGCACGATCTCGCTTGGCGCGTCGGTGGTCAACTTCGTGCTGAACGCGGCGGCGGCCGTGACGGGCATCCGCTTCATTTGGAGTTGAGATGCCGACGCCCCTCAAAGCGATTGTGGCGCGCACGCGGACGCAGATCCTTGCGCCGCTGGTGCAGACCGGGGCCATCACCCCGGATCTCTTCTGGTCCGATGACGAGCTGCTGGCGCACACGATCGCCGGCTGTCGCGATCTCTGGCGCGCACTGGTCGATCTGCATCAAGAGCATTTCCTCACGATCGATACGACCAACGTGTCCTACGTCTCGGGCACGGACCGCTTGACCGGGGTGCCGCCCGATGTGTTGCGCGTGCTGCTGGTGCAACCCCGTGACACGTCGTCGTCCAGTGTGGTGCGCCAATTGCGGTTCGTGCCGCGTCGCTACACGTCCACCGATTTCATCCGGGCGCTCGGGCGCGATCCGTTCGATCCCGGCCAGCCCGGCGACATCTATTACGCCGTGGTGAACGCGGGATCGCCCGTGGTCGCCCCGGCCATCTACATCGCGCCGGTCCTCACCGCCAGCGTGTTGCTGCGCTTCGTCTACGTCCCGACGCTGCCGGGCACGATGGACGGCGACACGATGAACCCGATCCCCGGCGAATCGGATCAGGCGCTCATGGCGTGGACCGCCGCGTACGCCCTCGGGAAGCAAGCGCCCGATGGGCCGTTCACGCCGGATGCCACGTGGCTCTCGGTGTACTCCACGGAGAAGCAAGCCGTGATGATCATCAGTGAACCCCGGCAAGAACAGCAGCCCGTGATCGTGCAGGGCGTGTTCGATGAACTCTGGGGCGGCGGCCTCTCGGGTGATGGTCGCAATCGGGGATGGGACTGATGGGCACGTTGAAGGTGTACGGCATCGGACGCAAGGGCGTGAACACGGATGCGGATCCGCTCTCGCTCGATGATCAGGAATGTACCCGGATGCGGAACGCCGTCGATAGCGTCACGGGCGGCGGCCTGATCAGTCGGCACGGCTTCGCGCCGTTCAATGGGATCGCAGCGGGCGCGGCCGTCACCGGGGGTGTCGGCGTGCCCCTCTCCAATCTCTCCAATTCGGGGACGCGATTCGTCTTCATCGGTCGGGGACCGATGTAAATGTCCATCTCTTGGACACAACCGTCCGTCACCCTCGGCGGCGTCGTAGTGAATGACGTGTGTTGGGCGGATACGCTCAATCTCTTCGTGGCTGTCGGTCAGGCTAGTACCCCAACGACCGCGTGTGTCTTCACCTCGCCTGACGGTACCACGTGGACGACTCGCACCGCCTCACAAGCCAATAACTGGCGGGCCATTGCGTGGTCGCATAGCCTGAGCCTGCTCGTCGCCGTCTCCAACAACGGCACCAATCGGGTGATGACCTCGCCCGATGGCATCAACTGGACGAACCGCACCCAAGCCACGAACCTCTTCGGCGTCGCGTGGTCGCCGACGCTCAACCTCTTTGCCGCTGTCGGCTCGAACAACATCCAGACTTCACCTGACGGTGTGAACTGGACGACGCGCACGCCCATCAACAAATCGTGGCACACGGTCTGTTGGGGCAACGGCCTCTTCGTCGCCGCCGCGACCGACTCCGGGACCGCCAGCGTCATGTCCTCCGCAGACGGCATCACATGGACCGGTCGGACGACCCCGACGTGGGTGAGTGGCGTGGTGAATTCCGGCAGTGCCCTCAGTTGCTGGGGCAGTTTCGCCGCCAAATTCTGTGTGGCCGTCCGCACGGACTCCCCCAATGTCGGCAACTACCAATTCTTCACCTCACCGGATGCCGTGACGTGGACCGCGCAGAATTCCGCCACATCCGGTTCGACGGCGGCCCCGTTCTGCGTCCTCGCGGATACGACCAACAATCAATTTCTGTCCGTGGGCTTCGGCGACTGCTATAGCTCGCCTGACGGCGTGAGCTGGACGCGTACCGCCACGGCGCTGGGCAGCTTCTTTAGCGGATCACAGCCGATCGCCTCCAATGCCTCCGTGATCGTCGCCTTTGATAGTGCCGGTTCCAACTCGGTCATGGTGGGGACGTTTGGACCCGCCGGGGGGCTTTCGCCGGCCACGGATCTCGGCAGCGGTGGCGTCACGGTCACGATCACGCACGTCGGTTCGTACCCCGCGTTTCGCCCCGCCGGCAGCTATCTCGTCATCTTCGGGAACACCCCGTTTCCGGTGGATTACGATCCCGTGGTCGGGTACGCGCCGTTCGGCGAACCCTACATGGCCAACGCCCCCGGCACGTACGTGTCGCCGACGCAGATCACGTGCATCGCCCCGCCGTACTTCAACACCAATGGCCCGGTCGATGTCGTTGTGGTGGATCAGAATCCGACCGGCCTTGCCCACGATCCGGTGACGGGCTTTCCCCTCAATATCTCGTTCTACCTCCCGGCGGCATGGAGCTGGAAGCAACCCACGATCGTCAGCATCGCGCCGGGGACCGGCGGCGGCGGCGGCGGCACGCCCTTTACCGTCACCGGGATCAATCTGTATCCCGGCGTGGCCGGCTTCACGGCGCAGGTGTCGAACTACATCCGCTTCGGCAAGAACAAAGTGCCGACCACGTTCGTCAACAGCACGACGCTGACGGGCGCGTCCGCGCCGTACTCGGGCGATGTCGTTGTGGACGTGACGTTGATCCCGCCGCTCCTGCCGGTGCCCCTCTTCGATCAGAATCGGACGCAGCAAGCGCCGACGACGCTGATCGGGGCGTGGACCTACACCAAAGTGTGGTGGCTCAGCCTCCCGGATTTCGACTTCACGTACTTCAGCCCCGATACCTGCTTGTACATTTTCGGCGACTACAAGACGTTTCTCGCCCTCTACGCACTCTACTTCGGCGAACCGTTTGAGAGCGTGATTCCGATCTGCGCGAACAGCGGCGAGCCGTGGGACTTTCAGGGGATTGGGCACTACACGTACCAGTGGTGGCATCTGAACTATGACCCGCCCGGCCCCCCGAATTGGCGCTATCCCGGCGTCGCGCCGGATCCCAATGGCTGGTGGTCCTCGGTGTCGGGGTTTCGCGGCGATGTGATGGTGGTGGCCGGCGTGGCGGGCGACAATTCCGCCGTCCGTCCCCAGAGTCCGCGCAGTTGGACGGACTTCGCCGCGTTCGCCTCGGGCACGGCGGCCTTCCTCGGCGGATCGCCGGGGATCGCCGTCACCATCCGCAATCGCGTGGTGTATGCGGCGAGCAACTACAGCGGGACGGCCCCGCCGATTCGCATTTTCGACGGCTCCTATGATCGCCAATTGACGACGGTGCCCCCGGCCATCGGGGGCGGCGTGCCCAAAGCGATCGTCTCGATGTTCGCCGCCAACGGGCGGATCTATGTCGCGACCCTCGATGCCGGCACCTCCTCCAGCGACTTCGTGGGACGTGTGTTCGCGCTCGACATCGAGAGCGCCGCGCTCACACCGATCGGCGCGCCGTTCCCGGCGGGCCATGTGCCGTACGCGCTCGCGTGGTGCAACGGCTTTCTCTGGTGTGGCACCCATCGCCAAGTCTCCACGGCGATCGGCAAAGTGTTTTCCATTCGGCCGGACATCGACAGCGCGTGGGTGGCCGATTACGACCTTACGGGCTCGGGCGTGGCCGGCGTGTCGGCGCTCGCCAGCTTCCAAGGATCGCTCTACGTGGGCACGACGGCGGCGGCCGGCACGTTCGCGAAGATCCTGCGGCGGAACCCCGCCGGCACGTACACGACCGTGGACACGATGAGCGGCGGGACCGCCACCGCGAACAACGGGTACTTGTCGATGAAGGAATTCAAGGGCTCGCTCTATGCGGGTTATTGGAACAACGACACCCCGCCCGTCGCGGCCATCCGCGTGTCTGGCGATGGGACGACATGGGTCAGTCCCGCCGGGAGCGGCACGGCGACACCCCACCGCCCGATCCTCGTCTTGGGTGTGGACGATGGGACGCTGTTCGCCATCGGCGGCGGCCCGAGTCTCGCCATCCAACTCCTGAGTACGCAAGACGGCGCGCTGTGGACCGACCTGACGCCGCAGATTCCGGACACGACGGAAACCGCCGTGCCCGCCTTCGGCGTGGTGGTGCTCTGATGTTTACCGTCATTCAGGCCGGCACGACGTTGCAGTTTGTCAATCCGCTCGGCGTGCTCACGCCGCTGACGCTGCCGAGTGGGATCACGTTGCGGACCGATGTGCCGCCGCGTTGGGTGGTGTACGGCCGGTTCGCCGTGCTCGTCAATACACCGACGCGGCCGATCACGATCGATGAGACGGGCACCGTCCGCCCGTTGACGCCGCTGCCCCCACGCCTCGCGCCCGTGCTGGCGGGCGTGGCCGGCGGGGCATTGAGCGGCACCTACAATCACGGGCGCTACACGTTCGTGATCCGTGACGACGTGGGCAACCTGATTGCCGAGAGCGATTTCAGTCCCGCGTCGTCGGCCGATGTGGTCATCGCCTCGCAGGATTTGCAGTACTCCGGCCTCGATCTCTCGACGGACACGATTAGCGCCCGCCGCTGTTATCGCGTCACGACCAACGGCGCGGTGCTGTTCCAGTGGGTCGATCTCGATGGCAACGTGCTCACCGCCGTGCAAGACGATCTGCCCGATGCCGGCTTGAGTGAAACCGCCGCGCCCACGCTCGGGACGCCGCCGCGTCTCACACTCATCGCCGAATTTCGGGATCGCTTGTTCGGCGTCGGCGATCTCGACATCGATAACGTCGCCTACACCGAAACCGGCGTCATGTACGCGTGGCCCGCGCTGAACCGGCTTCCGATTCCGCGTGTCGGATCCGATCTGTTCGGCATCATGGGTTTTCTCGGGCGGCGCGAATCGCTGGGCGTCGGACGCCTCAATCGGTTGTCGGCGATTACCGGAACCGGGGAAGAGAGCGCGGCAGGCGATCTCGATCTGCGCGTGATCAAGCTGAGCGATCAGTGTGGCGTGGTGAGCAATGAGAGCGTCACGATCTGGCGCGACGTGGCGACGTGGCTGTGGCTGGACGGCGTGTACCAGTGGGACGACAACGGGCTGGTCTGCGTGTCGGACGGACAGGGCGGCATCGGCCGCGTCCGCTCGTGGTTCACGACGGACGACTATTTCGATCGCACGAAGTTCCCGCTCGCCTTCGCGCAGATCGACACCATCACGAACAAGTACCGCCTCTTTCTCTACGCGCCCGATGGCTCGCGGCAATTTGTCGAATTCGATCTCACGACCCGCACGTGGGACGGGCCGCATACGATCGCCGCCTTCACGCCGATGTGCGCCTTCACCCGCAGCGGCGATCAATCGGTGCAGATTCCCATGCTCGGCGGGGCCGATGGCGGGTTGTACCAACAAGTCGCCACGAAAGCGAAAGATGTCTCGGTGGCGCAGCAGCCCTACGGCATTGATTTCGACGTGGACACCAAGTTCTATCCCGGCTCCTCACCGGATCGCGATCAGTACTTCGGCCAATTGTCGATGCTCGGCCAAGTGCAAGCGGCGGGCACCGTGGCGATCACGCCGCGCGTGGGCTATCTCGATGCGCCCGCGCAACCCGCGATTCCCTACGACATGCGGCGCGGTCGCCAGCGGCTCCGTCGTCTCGGGTTCGGCAAATTGGCGCAATTGAATTTCAAACACACGACGGTGGATGAACCGGTCACGCTCTACGGCTTCGAGATCAGCGACGTGCATGAAGGGGGGCGGCGGTGAAACCGCAACCGTACCGGCTCGCGTGGCCCGCGCAACAAGCCCTGAAGCCCGAGACGAATCGGGCGCTCGCCAACCAACTCGCCAACGCCGATCAGATGTTCGAACTGCTGTTCCACGATGCGGGCAGCGGCCACGGCGGCGCGCCGGATCCGCATGCGCCGACGCATGAACCCGGCGGCAGTGATCCGCTCACCGTGGATGCCGCGCCCACGGTCGGATCGTTGCGGACGCTGGGCACGGGGGCGACGCAAGCGTGCGCGGGCAACGATGCGCGCCTCTCCACCGGGGGCGTCGCCGGGCCACCGGGACCGCCGGGACCGACCGGTTCCACCGGAGCCACGGGACCGACCGGCGCACAGGGCGCGACCGGCGCGATCGGCCCGCAAGGCGCAACCGGCGGCCTTGGCGCGCCCGGCCTCGATGGGGAACCGGGGCCAGAAGAATCGTGGTTGCCGTACGGCCTGACGAGCGGCGGGGTAGTGACTGGCGGCAGCACGTCGGAGCTTGAAGTCGTCGGCGTCACGATCGACGCGGGCATCGGGACCATCACGCCGGGCTCGAAAGGCTATCGCCAGATCCAGACCGCCGGCACGCTGGTGGGCTGGTCGATCCTGTCGTCGCAAGTGGGATCCATCGTCTTCGATGTCAAGAACGCTCCCGCCGCGAGTTATCCGCCCACCGCCTCGATCGTCGCCGCCGCGCCGCCGACGTTGACCGCCGACGATTACGCCGCGTCGGTGACACTGCCCGGCTGGACGACGGCGCTCAACGTGGGCGATGTGCTCGGGTTCGCCGTCACGTCGGCATCCGGGGTGAGCCGCGTCACGCTGGAACTCCAGATCCGCGTGCTGGGCCCGCCCGCTGGCGCGACGGGACCGATCGGCCCGACTGGTCCCACGGGGCCGACCGGCGCGACCGGATCGACCGGGCCGACCGGACCGACTGGCGCGACTGGACCGAGCGGATCGACCGGCGCAACCGGCCCGATGGGGGCGACTGGCGCGACGGGCGCGACGGGACCGGAAGGTCCGGAAGGACTGGAAGGGCCAGAGGGGGCGCTCGGACCGCCCGGCCCGATCGGCGCGACGGGGCCAACGGGCGCGACGGGACCGATGGGACCGACCGGCCCGACCGGGCCAGCGGGATCGGGATCGGGCAACGTGAACGGCCCGGCCTCGGCGGTCGATACCGATGTGGCGATCTTCAATGGGACGACCGGCACGCTGATCAAGGACAGCGGGATCGCCATCGCCTCCCTCGCGCCGCTGGCCTCGCCCGCGCTCACCGGTACGCCCACGGCCCCGACGCCGGCCACGGCCGACAATTCCACGACGCTCGCGACGACCGCCTACGTGAAAGCGCAAGGCTACGCGACGACGGCGAGTCTGGGCACCTACGCCCCGCTCGCGTCCCCCGCGCTCACCGGCACGCCGACTGCGCCGACAGCGGCCACGGCGGATAACTCCACGACGATTGCGACCACGGCCTACGTGAAGGCGCAGGGCTATGCGACGACGGCGGCGCTCAGCGGCTACGCCCAACTCGCCGCCGCGAATCTGTTCACCGCGAGTCAAACGATCTCGGTGGCCGGGCCACCTGTCATCACGCTGCGAGACACCACGCAGGGGGCGGACCTCAAAATCTTCCGCATCTACAACGCCACCCAAATTTTCACCGTCGATACGGTGAATGATGCCCAGTCCTCCATCCTCTCGACCCCGCTGCAACTGACTCGTGCGGGTGACGCCACCATCGGCCGGAACCTGATCGTCACCGGGACCGGCACGCTCGGCGGGGCACTGACCGTCAATGCGGTGATTGTGACGTTGAATGGGATCTATCCCGGCCGCGTCGATATCGCCGCCACGCAAACCTCGTGGTACCTCGCCTCGCATCCCAGCTACGGGCTGTGGACGAACTCCGGGATGTGGTTCGCGGCGGGGATCACCGCGAATGCGGCCAGCAGCATCCTCACCTCGATCACCTCGCGGCCCCTCGGCTTACAGGGCTCGGACTCCGCGACCTCGGGCGTGGTGCTCAGTTGCTACAGCACGATGGGCACCGGGAGTGCGCGTCCCTCCGTCGTCCACCTCAGCGATGCCCTCACGTACAACCTCGCCATCGGCGCGGCGACGAACGGATCGTTCGGGATCTGGAACGGTCGCTACCCCGGCGCGGTGGGCACGTTCCTGTTCGGGATCTCGACCACGGGGCTGCTCACCGCCGCCGGGTTCGGGTCGCACACCTTTCAAGCGAGCGGGGCGGGCGAGCAATGCCTCTACGTCCAGAACAGCGCGGCGGGGGCCGGGAATTTCACGACCGTCGCCATCGGGAACAATCTCGACAGCCGGCGGTGCGTCATCGCCACGGCCTCGTCGGACAACACGAGCGGCCCGCCGTTCTATGCCGATGGCACGGTCATCTACCAAGGGGGCGCGGGCGGGATCACCTTGGATGCCGCTGCCAGCGCCCGGATCGAATTTTGGACGAGCAACACGAAACGCTGGATCATCGAGACGAACGGAGTGCTCTACGCCGGGACGCCCGTGACCGGATCGCAATACACCTATTGCTACTCGGGGGGCGGGACGATCCAACTCGGGTCGGCGGGGACGGCGGCGTGGAACGACATGCTGTTCTTCAATGCCAACGGCCAAGTGGGCGGCATCGCCACCAACGGCACCACGACCGGCTACTACACCACGTCCGATAAACGCCTGAAGCGGGATCGCGGGATCGCCCGCGCCACGACCGTGCTGGCCCAGACCGAGATCCACGACTTCGAGTGGATCAGTGATGGCACACCGGGGCGCGGGGTGTTCGCGCAGGACGCCCACGCCAGCGCGCCGTCGCACGCGATTGCGCCCGGCACCGCCACCAGCCCGTGGCAGATCGACTATGCGAAGTACATCCCCGACCTGATCGTCGGCTGGCAACAGCACGCCGCCGAGATCGCCGCGCTGCGCGCCGAACTGGCCGCGCTGAAAGGACGCTGATGGCGAACACCGCACAGACGCAACAAGCCCTTGCTCGTGACGCGCACTTCTGGACGCGGCTCCAAGATGCGATGGTCACCGTCGCGTGGGTGGTGCTCGATGAAGATCCGGCGACCGCGCATCACACCGAACGCGTGGCCTTCGCGCGACAGGTGACGGCCAACCCGATCAACATGGCGCAGACGCTTGCCTTGTCGTTCGTCAATCGGCCCAACGTGATCGATTTTGAAACCTCGTACGACTTTCAGGTCGGCGCAGTCGTCACCGCCAGCGGGGATCCCGACATGCAATCGCAACTCACCTCCGACTGGAACACGCTGGCCGGCGTGGTCGCATGACGATCACGCTCGATGCCGTCGTCTTCTGGAAGCTCCGCGCGATCACGTCGGAGAACCAGCGGCACGGGATGATCGCGGTTCACGCGCAAGAGGCGGCGAAGATCGCGCAGCAACGCCAAGACGCCTTCGTTGCGGAACTGGCGCAGCAACACGGGTTCGATCCCAAGGTCGCGGGGTTCTTCCTCGATGACGCGGCTTGCACCCTGACCATCGAGGACGCGCCGAGAAAGGCCGAGTGATATGCCACGCACCCCGAAACGGCTCCACGGTCCCGCGCTCGTCACCAACGCGGCGGCGACCAAGTACACCGTGCCCGCCGTCACCAAGACGATCATCCGGCACATTCATGTACAGAACCCCACGGGCGGGGCTGTCACCTTCACGCTGTCGATTGGCGCGGATGCCGCCGCCGTGCGGATCTTCGATGCGCTCTCGCTGCCGGCGGGCACGCCCTTCGAGCATTTCTGTTACTACGTGCTGGAAGCGGCGGAAGTGATTCAGGCGCTCGCCGGGACCACCAACGTGCTGACGCTCACCATCGACGGCGACGAATACACACTCGGATAACCGCCATGAGTCTCGCTGTCACGACCGCCATCACGCCGACCAACGCCACGGACGCGCAGTTCCGCGCGTGGGGGAGTGCCATCGGCGTCAAGCTCGCCGCGATGGGCCTGATCCAGACCGGCGACACCGGACAGATCAATTGGACGACGGTGCTCGCGCCCACCATTGGCAGCACGGTGCAAGGGTACGAAGTGTGGCGCTTCAACGACACGTTGCAAGCGACGGTACCGGTGTTCTTCAAATTCGAATACGGATCCGGCGCGTCCCCGGCGAACCCATCGATTCACGTCTCGGTCGGCAACGGCAGCAACGGATCGGGATCCTTGAACGGCGTGCTGTCCACGCGGCAACAAGTCACCTGCGGGGCGAGCGGCACACCCATCACGGCGAACTGGAGTGGGGACACGAACCGACTGGTGTTCGCATTTCAGGGCGGGTCTGCGGCGGCGTCGCTGATGATCTCGCTGGAACGCTCCGTGGACACCACGGGCGCGGTGACGAGCGAAGCGGTGTTCATTGCCTTGTGGGGGAGCAGTGCGCCCAACCAACGGGCGTGGAATTGTGTCACCGGCCCCTATTCGAACTTCGAAGCCACGTTCGGCGCGATGGGGTCGGCGCAAGCGCCGTACGGCACGGCGGGGACGCAAGTGGCCGTCTATCCAATTTTTTTCAACAAGGGTGTGCTCATGCCCTATGGCTTGAACCTCTTCGGGTACGTGGACGCGACGATCGGGGCGAACGCGACGATTAGCTTTGCCGTGTATGGGGCCACGCATACCTTCATGCCGCTGGGCAACGCCACGATGGGGAGCGTGCTCGCCCGCACGACCGCCGCGACGGCCATGATGATCCGGTACGAGTGATGGCGACGACCTACATCGTGCAACTGGACGGGATGGCCGGGCTCGGGCTCGCCTCACACGTCATCGTGGTGGGCTCGGCGATCGTGCCGCAACTCAAGCTGACCGTCGATGTGACGCGGCAAGTGCGGATCGAACCCAACAACGTCGGCGTGCCGAGTGGCGGCGGCGGCGAAACGTCCGTGGTGTTCTGAAGGAAGGCTGCTATGGCGTCAAATTCAACTGGTCCAGCAGCAAGTGGCGGCGGTATCGGCGCTCCGACTCCGTGGTGGCAACTGCCCGGACAAGGGGGCGCGCTCACCAACCTGACCAGCTCCGCGCCGGCCGGGTACCAGTACGACCCGGTGCAAATGAATTATGTGCCGGTCATCGGATCGGCCACGGACGCCCTCACGCAACGCGCCCGCACGCAAGGGATCGAAGACAAATTACTGTCCGGGCTCACGGGGTTCGGCGGCACGGGGGCGGCCGGGGCGGATATTCCGTTTAGCTATTCCGGCGGCGGCGGGGGCAGTGCCGGTGGGGGAGGCATGGCCTCGGTGCCCTACACCTACGACCCCAAAGGCGAGACGTTGAAGCTGCCCGCGATCCCCACGATCCAAGCGCCGGACACGTCAGCGGCACAAGCCGCGATCTTCGCGCGGGCGAAAGATCAGGTCGGACAGGAGACGAGCGGGAGCTTGGCGGCGTTGCGCAGCGCGCTCGCGGCGCGCGGCATGGCGGGCAGCGGCGCGGAAGTCAAAGGCACGTCGAACGTGTTGACCAGTGGGCAAGGGCAGCTCGGCGACACCACGCGCGAGCAGGCCGTGCAGGAAGCGCAGCGGCAGAACGATTTCGCGAAGCTGGGCTACCAAGGCGCGATTGAACAACGGGGACAGGACATCACCACGGTGGAAGGCGCGGCGAATCGCGCGCTCGCGGCGGCCAACGCGCAATTCAGCGGCCAGATCGCGGAACGCGGCCAAGATGTCACGATGGAAGAAGGGTCCGCGAATCGCGGGCTGAGCGCCGCACAGACCGGGTACCAAGGACTGATCACGCAACGGGGCCAAGACATCACCGCGAACCAAGGACGGCTCGGCGCGCTCACCACGCTGATGTCGAAGTTGTACTGACATGGCCACGCAGTACCCTTCGGCCCTCGCGGCGTTGCAAGCGCGCATGGGCGTCCCGCTCAGCGGGCTGGATGTGAAAAACATCGCGGATCAATTTCACGATGCGAGCGTCGCCGACTATCGCGCGAACCGATCCCAACAACCGCTGCCAGCGGGCACGGATGCGGCCCAGCAAAACTACTTCAACACCGTCAACGACGCGGCCCAAGATGCCGCCACCGGTCCCGCCGGCTACAACCGGCAGTGGGTACCGCTACTCGAAGGGCTGGCCGGCGCGGACAAGTACGATCTGGGCTCCAACCTGCCCACGGAAACGTACGGCAATCCGGACGCGACGCACGTGTTGCAGCGGCTCGCCGATCCGCCGTCGAACGTCGGACCGCAACCCGTGACGATGCCGAGTGTCGCGATGCCGCGCGTCACGATGTCGCGCGTCACCCAGCCGAACGCGCCGCCGGTCGCGCCGACCGCCACCGCGCCGCCGCCGTCCGCGAGTGCGACGACCACGCCGCGCGTCAGCACGCTGCCCACGACGGTGCAACCGCCGCTGGGATCCCTCACCCAGAATTACGATGGCCCCACGAGCGTCGATGCGCTCATGAAACGGTTGTACGGACCTGCCCAATGGCTAACATAAAACCGCCGATCAAAGTCTCCGCGCCCCCGACCAACGTGATGACCCCGCTCCAACGACCGGGCGGACGGACCGTGCATGTGCCCGCCGCGACAGTGATCCCGGCCGGCGCGGAAGGGGAAAAAATTCTCTCGGCGCATGTCGGGCTGCCGCCGCCGCTCGGCAAAATCACCGCCGCCGCGCATCTGCGCAAACGCGCGATGCCGCAACCGGGCTCGCACGCCGCGTTGATCAAGCGCCTCTTTGGAGGGTAGCCATGCCGACCGCACAAGACGCCGCCGCGATCCTGCAACGCTTCCTCGATGCGTCGCGCGGGTCGGACATTGAACTGCCACGCGATCCGACCGCGCTCGATACCAACCGTTTGCCCGAATCGAGCGCGATGCCCTCGGGCGCATCCCCCCAACGCGGGATCGCCGACTGGCCGATGGCTCCCCTCGCCGATCCCACGCCTCGGCCGGATCCCGCCGACGCCGCTGCGGTGCTGAGCAGTGACCCGATGCGCGCCAACGATCCGCTCAAGCTGGCCGCCGCGCGCATGGAGGAAAAAGATCGCCTCGAACACCAGCGGGACGCGTACATCGCGCAGGCGATGATCCCGCGTGAAGGGTTCGTGCCGGGTGATCCGGGCCGGCGTTACGTCGATCAGTCCGCCGCCGCCAACGCCTTCGGCGCGCAGCAAGACCTGTCACGCGTCACCAGCGACATGGCCGAAGATCCGAACACCGGCACAGCGGAAGCCGCGCGCGTCGCCGGCATCCGCAAATCGGTGGATGACGCGATGACGGCGCAGCGGCCCGAAGTGGCCGACGCCGCCGCGACGAAGGCCAAGCAGAACGCGTTCGCCGAATTCCTGAAAGCGCAAGGCGTGAAGCTCGGCGAACTCAGTGCCGCCGGATCGCCCGAAGCGCGCGCAGCGGCGCAAGTCCCGATCGATGCGCAGATCAGCGATGCCGCGCAAGCCGGCAAGAATCTTGATCTCGAACGCGCTCAGAAGCTGCGTATGTCGCCGCAGCTCGTGCCCGGCCAGATCCCGGACGAGCAAGGCAACTACGGGCTGCCGCCGAATCTAAAACCGCTCGACGCCACCGAGAAAAGCATCGTGCGATCGATCGATGAAGGACTGCCGATGATCGGCGATCTCAAGTCGCTGCTCGATCCGACCAAGAACGCCGTCACGGATTCCGCAATGAACCATCTGCGGTGGGGGATGTACGAAGCCGGGATCCCGCCGTCGTTCGCATCGCTGGGCGACGCCAACGCGCAAAAGCGGATGCAGCTCGGGAAGCTGATCGAAGTGATCGGCTCCGCGCCGTACGCGAACCAGTCGCGCAACTACCGGTTCATTCAGGACGTGCGGCAACACCTGACCAACCCCTTGGCGTCTGACGCGTTCCTCTATCAGCAGATTGAAGAACTCGAAAAACGCTGGCCGGAAATTCGCAAGACGGTGATGCAGGTTCACACCAATCCCAGCGCCGCCCCGATCATCGTCACGCCCGGCGCGGATAAGTTCGCGCCGCCGACCGCGAGCGAATGGCAGGGCGTCGGTGGATCGCTCGATGATCTGCTGCGCTCAGCCGATGCACTCAGAAGGCAGTGACCTATGCCGCAAGCGTCGATGCGTCCCACGCGCGTGGTGGATGGCGTCAAGTACGAATTCGATCCCACGAAGACCGACACCCCGACGAAAGGGTGGGTGCCGATCAACGCCGCGCCGACGCCGCCGGGGATGCCGTCCCCCGTGCTGCCGCCGCCGGGCTCGTGGGGCCAAGGCAACAAGATCGACTACGCCGGGCTGAAACAGGCGCTCGGGATCGGCGGCATGGTCGCCGGCAGCGCGCTCATGGGACCGGAAGAGGCAGCGGTGGGGCTCGCGCGCTACGGTCCCGCCTTCCTCAGCTCGATGGCTGGCGGCGCGACGGGCCGCATGGTCGGGCATATCCCGGAAGCGATGACCTCGGCCACTACCGGACAACCCACCACGTCGTTTGTGGATGAGGGGCTCGAAGGGGCCAAGCAGGGCGCGATCGGGGAAGGCACGTCACTCGCGCTCGGCCCCGTGATGTCGGCCGCCGGGAAGGTCGGCCAATTCCTCGGGAAAGCCGGCGGCCACATTCCCGGCGCACCGTGGTGGCAAAACTTGGCGGCGGCCGGCGGTCGGGGCGAGATCGCCCGCCGTCTCGGCCTGCCCAACTGGGCGACCGGCGTGATCACGGCTGGCCCGATGGCCGCTGGCAAGGTCGGTGAGGGGCTCGAAGCCACGGGGAATGCTCTGGAGAGCCAGACGCTCGGCGAACGCGCCAGCGGGGCGCTGGACTGGCTGAAACAGCGTCTGGGGATGGGGGCGGAAGGGGAGGCGGCCACCGCGACCGCTGGCCCGCGCGCCGTGGTCGATACGCCCGCCGGCCCGCGCACGAAGTGGTACCCGAAAAACGACGTGACGGGGATGAGCAACGAAGATTTCGTGACGCAGCCCCCGCCCGGCCCGCAGCCGGGCCGGCCCGGCCCGAATCCCCCGCCGCCGCCGTCGCCGCCAGTTCAGCCCCCGCCCGGCCCGCAGCCGCCATACGCAGCTCGGCCGTCCCCGCCGCCGCCGGCTGAACCGCCGTTCCAGCCCCCGCCCGGCCCGCAGCCGGACTATCCCGGTGGTCCGCGACCGGGCGCGCCGGTCAGTGCCACCGACGCGCTCATGGAACGCTCGCTGCAGCAGCAGGGCGCGTATGACCCCGCGCAGCCGGTGTCCTTCCGGCGGTGGTTCACCGACGCCACGGGACCGGGGACGCCCGTGGACCCGAACGCCGTCAACCTGACCGCCGATCAGCTCGTGGACCGTATAGGCGGATCCGCGCCGACGACCGTGCCGGCGAACGCGGCTGAGGTTGATCGCGTCACGCAACAGGCGCTCGACAACCTGACGCGCCAACAGCGCGCGAAGACGGCCACCGACGTGCTCAAGCAACAGCTCGATGTCCCGCACTCAGGGACCGCCGCTCCGGTCGCACCGGAAGTCCCGGCTGCCACGCCGCCGTCCGCTGCCCGCACGATCACGTTGCCCGATGGCACCACGATGCCGTTGGACGATGAGGCGGCGCGCGCCGCCGCTGAGGCGTTCGATCCGGTCGCCTCGTTCAACGAGCGGTACCAGACCGGAGAACCCATTGCGCGCGAGAAGCTCGCGCTGCCGCGTCGCGATCAGGCGCTCGTGAACAAGACCGTGGCCGCCGATCAGTTGCCCGCGTCCAGTGGCCTGCAGGGCGCGGGCAAGAATCTGGGACTCGATCCGACGACCGGCGAGATCGTGGATCTCGATCAAGCCCCGAAAACCGCGCTCGATGCGTTGCTCGCCGCGACGAAGCGGAAACCTCCACCCCCTTTTGAACCGATGACACTGCAGAGCGGCCAGAGCGGAGACGCCGGCTTTGTCTATCACGCGACAAACGCCGAACGTGCCTCCGAGATTGCCGAAAGTGGAAAACTGAGCACGTTCAAACCATCGGAGTTTACTGATCAGGATGTTTGGCCGGATGGCAGCACGGAAAAGCGGGCCTACTTCACGGCATCGCCTGAACATTCCTATCAATTTGCTCCCGAAGAGGGACAACCGGTGTTGTTAAGAACTCCGATGGGTTCAGCTATTCAACGTGAGTCAACCGGGGATCTGTATACAAAAACGCCCATCGACGCATCAGCGATGGAAATTCTCGGCGCGAATGGGCAATGGCATCCGGTTTCTGCCCTTCGCAAACCATAACCACACCGGAAGGACGTGTCATGTATTACCGCTTCCTGATCACCGATCCACTCCCCGTGCTCGTGCCGTGCGATCTCCAACCGTCTACCGCTGCGCCCGGCAAAACGATCTGCTACAACGAAGACGGGAGCGCGCTCGTGGTGGAGCCCCTGAGCGCGGGCGGCAAGATCCGCGATTCGCGGCCCGACGAAAATCCTGACTCGCCGTGGTGCTGGTGCGATCGGGCGGGCGACCTGATCGTCTACCGCCCCGATCAGGAGCATGAATCCACGCGGCTCGTGGGGTTCCACGTCTCGGAGCAGTCATGAAGGCCGGATCGCTCGTGCTGCTCTCGACGCAGGCGAGCGGCGGCGGGGGCGTGCTGCCGATCGTACGCCCGTTTCCGGACCCCCCATCCGGCAGCTACGATCATGTGCTGCCGTGGATGCCGCCGCAGGCGCGCGATTTTCTGCGCGGCGATTTCTGGGCGGTGGTCTGTCCCGGCTTGCCAGCGGTCCCCGGCGGCCCCTCGGGCGGCTCGTCGGAATTTCCGGAGCGCGTGATCACCGGGCTCGATTACAAATACGATCGCAAAATCTGGTGGCCGCAGATGGTCGATCAGCAGCTCGCGCGTGGCTATACGCACTGGCTGCGCTGGTCGAGCAACGCGTTGTACGACGGCCCCGAGTTCGGCGGCAATCCCTCTGTCAACAAGTTCGTGGATGATTGCGGGCTGCTCAAACGCTTAGGCATGGCGTACGTCAAGGTGTCGCTCACCTCGAAGGTGTTCGATCCGCGCGATCCCACGCTGCAGCAATATCAAGATCGCGTCGGCCCGCTGCTCAGCGCGTTACTCAGCGCGCGCGTGGTGGATGAAGTCCTTCCGGGGTTCGAGTTCGATGCCTTCAATGTACCGGGCGCGCCCACGATCGACATTTTCAAGTGGGTCGGGCAACAGGTGCATCCGTACGGCGTGTCGAATTGGGCGCACTTCTTTCCGGAGCACACCAGTTGGTTCGCGGACGGCGATCCGCGCGGGCGGTACGGCTTCTGGGAGGACTTGGGCAGCGACGTGGACGGCCTCGACTATCAGGCCGATTCTTCGTGGGACGTGCCGATGCTGCAAGCGAAGATCGTGGACACGCTCAGTCAGTTCGGAAAGCAAGGCAACGTCCACAAGATCCGGCTCTGTGAGGATCAGGCGATCCGACAGTTCAGCGGGTACCCGACGAACAATCCGCATCCGGACGAATACGATGGCGCGGCGCGGGGGTTTTACGCGTGCTGCACGATCGACAACGTGGCCCACACCGACGCGAAGCTGTGGGGCTATGGCAACGGCGGGATGTACGACGATGGGACGTGGCTCTAACTAGCGTGGTGCTGCTCGTGCTGCTCGCGCTCGCGTCGGCGAGCTGCGCCGGGCTGCGCGTGATCGACGTGGCGCAGGGGCTCCACGTCAGTCACGATCTGATGTGTCCGGACGGTGCGCCCGTCCGGATCTTTCAAGATCCCCGCTGCAAGTCCGGGCTGTGTGGATTTACCTGTGCGCCCGATCGCTGGGCAAGCGCGTGGGGCAAGTGATCAGCTTTCGATCGGGAGCGGTTGAATGTGGGCGCATTGCATACAGATCATCGGCGTATCCGGTGGCACGCTCACGAGTCGCTTCGGGTTGAACACGATCGCACAGCCGCAGTTGCGGCAGGACGCGATCCCCGAGTCCAGCGGCACGGGTGACGGTGCGTAGTCGCGCAGCCGCCGGCAGACCCACACGTCGGCGAAGCGCGTGTCCGGTGTGGCCGGTGTCATCTTGCCGTTGGGCGACCGGTCATAGAACTGGCCGGGCACGATATCGGGAATCGGGTTCTGGCCGAACGCCTCCGGATGGTCCGCCAGCAGCTCGCGCATCGTGGCTTCGATGCAGAACGGACAGTCCTCCGGATCCTTCACCCACTGCGGGTGCGTGGGGCAGCTCATGACTGCTTCTCCTTCCGCGCCGCCGCAAGGTCGTCGTACTTCGTGAAGTACTTCGCGAAGCTCGCGGCAAGGGTCTGCCGATTGTCCGCATCTGCGGCGCGGTAAAGCCGCGCGAGCTGCTGAACGAACGAACCGCCGTACATCTCCATCGCTTCGAGGATTTCCCACTCGGTGCAGCGAAACATTGAACGTTCTCCTCGCGCGCGCGATCAGGCGTACGCGATCAGGATATCCCGCCGGTTGGCATCTTCGTGGAGACAGGCGCGTCGAGCGCCAGTTCAAGCGCCGTATCCAGCGCGCGCTTGCCGGCCTTCCGCTTGGCGTAGGCGTCCCTGATCTCGCCGAACACGGATTTCGGGACGCCTTCACCCACCACCTTCGTGCGGCGTGTGGTCTTCTTGGTGGGCGCGTCGAACGTCAGCCGCGTCAGCCGCGCCGATCGTTCGGCCTTCGTGTGCCCGTCCCAATGGCTGTCTGTGATCTCGTCCATGCCGGCGAACTGGTCGAGTTCGAGCTTGTCGATCACCCAGCAGAGTTGTTCCGGTGCGTGGACGCAGACCGTGCGCCGATTCGACAGCGGTTCGAGATGTCCTGACACGGGCATGAGGTGTGTGTAGAACCGCTTCGCCAACACGCGGATCAGTTCGTTGCGTTCGGCGACGAAGCGCGCGCGCGCGCGGCGGGCTCCCATCATCTTCCCGTGCGTCGTCTCGGGCTCATAGCGGCCCGGCCGCGTCGCTTTGAGCACGGCCTTGACGGCGAGATCGGCGATGTCTTCCGGAATCTTGGCGGCGATGAGGGTGGCGCGGAGCTTGGCTCCCGGCTTCGGTGTGTGTATGCTCATACGCTCACCCTACCAATCGCAATCATGATTGTCAACATCGCCTGTCACGTCGCTGCTAGGCGTTGGCTTTCGCAGCGGCGATCTGGCGGGCGATCTCACCACTGGCGTGCCGGCGCTTCATGTTGAGACTCATCTTGCGCCGTGTGGCGGCGCTGACTGTGCGCTTCTTTTTCAGCACGCGGGTCTTGACGGCTTCGCCGAAGTCCGCCGTGGCCTTGCGGACGCTGCGCTGGGCGTCGGCCTTGGCCTTCAGCTTCCGGCGGTACCGGGCTTCCCAGAGCTTCCGCTTGGCCCGGCGTTCCGGCGACCAGTGCTCCTGACTCTTCGGTGCGGTGACTTCGATCGCCGGCCAGTGGCCGTTGCCGTTGCCGTTCTTGGTGGGCACGGTCAAGAGCTGCGGCGGTGTCTTGCTCACGAACTCTTCCGGCCAGCCCTTGAAGTACGTCAGCAGTTCGCGTTCGATCTCGCCGATGCGGAGTCGGATGCCCGGCCTCGCCAGTGCGTGCAATTCTTCCTTCGTCATGGTGGTTATCCCTTGTTGTGACGTGATCGTCGTTTCCGAGTGGGTGAATCCTTCTGTTGTTCGCGGATCGCGCGCTTCTTCACCGTGTCGTACGTGACATCGACGTGGTGGATGTCGTTCACCTTGTAGCCGGCGCTGCGGAGAATCGCCAGCACGGTCCAGTACGCCGTGATGCCGCAGCCCTTGTAGGTGCCGATCTCCTGTGCGCGATCGGCCAGTTCTTCGAGCGTGCGGATCTTGAGCTGGTCGATGACGCGGTTCAGTGTGGCCGCTGCGACCGGGTGGGGGCAGCCCATGCGGCCCAAGTCCCAGCGGTTCCAGACGCGGTTGCCGATCACCAAGAGCGGCAGCCGTTCATGACGCGCGAACGTCTTGCCGATGACCCGGATGTGTTCATCCGGATCGATCGGCGTGAGGTTGGGGCGCGGCATTATCGCTTCCGGCGCTTCGGCGCTTTCAGCGTCGTACCCGTCCAGTCGGCCAGCAGGATGCAGATGACGTTCTTGATCGACAGCTTCTCGTTCGCCGCCTTGACCTTCACGCGATGCCAGAGATCGCTATCGACCTCCCGTAGCACGTAACTCGACATTTTTGCGACAGTCGCCATTGGGTGCAATCACTCCTCTCGTGGTTGGTGCGTGTTAAGTGCGCGTTCGTCGGCTCGGCCGATTTCCCGTGAGCGCATGGAGTCGCTTCACGGCTCTGATGTAGTTCGCATCGCCCTTCCGGTCGCGTGTCGGCTTCACGAAAAAGATCGACTTGAATTCCTCCATCTGGTTCAGGTCGATTCCGAGTGCCTGCGCTTCCACTGCACCGGGCCAGAACCCCGTCCATCGCGCGAACGTGGGATCGTGCTTGCCTTCGCAGGGGTCTATTCCCGGTGGATCATCGGGTCCAAGGTCGCCCACGTGAAGGCCACAACTGAATCGTTGTCCCCCGCAGTGCGAGCATCGCTCAATATCGCAGCCGGGGCGGTGAACAGAACCGGGGAGCACGTGGCAGTCCGGACATTCGAAAAACTCCAGCTTCGTGGCCGCTTGTTTCAGGGTCATTGCGTGGTGTCTCCCGTGTTCGGTTCGATGCCTTCATCCATCAGCCGATTGAGTAGCTTCAACGCGCGCTGGTTGGCTTCGATGACCCACACGAGCGCCGCATCGTGCCCCTCGAACGCCTGTTGCATCGCCGTGTGCGACGTGCGAATGGCGAGCAACATCTCGGCGTGTGAATTGAAAATCGCGTGCAGCTCTTGCCGGATCGCGCGTTCGTTCATCGCCCGACCTCCGCACACGCCTCACACGTTGCTCTCAGGCACGCGGCGCACACGCAGGGCTCGGGTGGCGCGTCGCTGTCAGGCGCGCGGTCGTACGCCACGATGCGCCCGTTGGTGAAGCTGCCGCCCTTCGCGGGCAGCAGGCGACCGGAGAGTTTCAGCCCGCAGTGAATGCACACGAACCGCTGGCGGCCTTTCATAGCCCGTGCTCGTCCACAAATCCGGCGTCGTCGTCTTCGAGCGGCTCGGGCCGGTCCGCGTTCACGTCCAGCTCGATGACGCCGCCGAAGATCTTGCGCAGTACCACGAACTCGCCCACCGCCTTGGCGGTCAGCTCCGGGTTCTTGTCGCGAATCTCGTCCCACTCTTCGCGGGTGTCCACGAACTCGTTCAGTTGGTGTTTGCCCATCGGGACTTCGGGGTGCGCCGTCAGGTAGTCGGCCAGTTGCCGCAGCCCCAGAATGGCGGCCTGTCGGTTCAGTTCACGTTCGTCGGTGGGTAGCTCGAAGTCAGTCATCGTGTTTGGCATCTCCTGTGACGTGGGTGGTGCGTGAGGCGCGCGCCCGCGATCAGGCGCGCGCGATCAGGCGGGCGCGATCAGTACGAGTCTTTCGTGCTCCTTCCGGTGAAGAGTGCAACTGGTCATCGGTTCGCTCCACGTTCGTGTGGCGTGAGCTGCGCGCAGTGTTCGCACGCGGTACAGGCCCAGAACGGCCGGGCCACGAGCTTCATCGGAATCGGCCAATCGCGCCGATGAAAGGCGGGCGCGAACGGGATCAACATCTCGCCGTCGTCCACCCGTTCGAGTTCGCCGCCGCACGCGGGGCACGTCATGGCTCGCTGGCTCCTTTGAGGACTGCGCCACACGCGCAGCAGCCGATGCACAACACACCATCGACGGCATACCACGCGTAGAGACGCGTCGGCGGATGCGGGCACGTCATCGGCGGCCCTTCCTGTCACGTGCGTGTGGTGGGATCGCGCGGGCCGGGTCGCGGGTCGGTCGGCCTTCGAGATGCAGCGCCGCGTTGAGCAGCCAGCAGTCGCCCACGGTCGGACAGACGTGCGTGAAGTCCACGCGGTTGCGCAGCAGCACGATCGCGTCGCGTGTGGCCTCTTGGTGGGTGGTCATTGTCCGGTGATCTCCGCGAGCGCGCTTTCGGCGGTGCGCTGAATCTCGGCGGCCTTGTGCATCATCCACAAGTCCACCGTGGTGGTCCGGTGCAGCACGCCTTGCCGCACGAGCTTGGCTTGCTCTTTCAACAGGCGCGCGGTCTTTTCGAGCTGCTGCGCTGCGCCAATCATCTTGTCGGCCATCTGCTGTTCTTCGGTTCTCGTCATGCACTCACTCTAGAACGCGACAATCATGATTGTCAACACAGCCTGTCACGTGCGTGTGGTGTGTTAGGTGTGCCCGTCTAAGCGTGTCCACAGCTCGCGCACTTCGCCCCGAAGGCTCTGTATCTCTGTGCGTTGTTCGCGGTACTGCTGGCCTTGCTCGATGATCAGCCGTTTGAGTTCATCGATGCTTTCCGTGAGTTGATCCTCATGCTCCCCCACACGGACCAACGTATCGAGGTATTCGGCCACGCCTTGCTGATGGGCCTTGATCGCCGTCAGCATCGCCTGTTGAAAGCGATCATTCGATTCGAGAAAGCGCGCCTTGTCGTCTTCGTATCGATTCGCCATCCTTATAGCTCCGGGGTGAAGAGTTCGCGCCGCCGGCCATTGAGTTTCGTGATGATCAGGCCGGCCTTAATGGCCCGGTGAACTGGCCCGTACCCGTACGCCCAATTCTGTTCAGGCCGGGGGCAGGGCGAAACGAACCGCGCCGCATCCACCGCCAGACAGCCGGGGTGATTGGCGACGTAGCGCGCCGCCTCCCGCATCTTGTAGCCCACGCGCTTCGTCATCACTTCCCCTGCTTGTTGACGGCCGCGCGCATCTCGATCAGTTCGGCCTGCACTTCGGCGAGCTTCACCAGCCGCCGATCCATCTCGGTGCGGGCTTGCGGGTACGCCGCGTCACCCTGCACGTAGTAGTCACGTCCGTGAACGGTGACCTGCCGCAGCGCGTCGTATGCGCCGTTGAGCGCCGCCACCGCCGTGTCGAGTTCGGCCAGCAAGTTGCCCTTGCTCGTGCCGTTCAAGTGAACCGTGGGAATCATCATGGCGGCCAGCTTAGTGGCCGACAATCAAGGTTGTCAAGGATTCGTGGCAACTTCGTGCTGGATGGTCGGCCGGCAGAGCTTCGGGCCTCGCGCGGCGGTCCCGCCGCGCGCGCGATCAGGCGTACGCGATCAGGCGCGTATGGCGGTCCCGCCGCGCGCGCGATCAGGCGGGCGCGATCAGGCGCGCGGGGGCTAGGTGAGGGGTGGGCGGCCCGGTTTGCCCGGTCGCCATGCGTTCGTGCCTTGACGCTGCCGATCGCGCTGCCGTTCACGCTGTCGGCAGTCGGCGCAGAGCAGCGGATCGCCAGCCCCGCGCCGATTGGAGCACAGCCGACAGCGCCCCCGTTCGGCGTTGCGCTGTTGGTACAGCGACTGCCGATCGGCTGGTGTCGCTGCGGGGGCTGCGTTGCGTGCAGACTTCGCCATATGGCCACCATGATCGGCCGAACCGATCGACCGTGGCAAGGCAGCGCCACACGTTCGTGTGACGTGTTCGAACGCCACCACACCACACGGAGTTGTCAGCCGATCGCGCAGCCAGCCCGGCAGCCGGGAAGAACAAAGTCAGCCCCCGCATACTTCATTACTGCATGTCAACAGGTATCTGCGTCCAAAACTGCACACTTTTACCGTTTTGGCGATACCGCTAGAACGCGTCAGGATGACTCTGGAGCGACGCAAATTCGATCCAGCCACCTTGGTATTACCCGTTTACCGTTCGTCAATCGTGGGGCAAATGTCCACTAAAGTGGAATGCAACAGTTACAGGGATCTGCGACTGTCCCGGCTGGGCACACTACCTATAGGCTGTCGATCGTGCTTGACTCATTACCCGTTGACATGGGAAGATACCCGTTGACGTTTGGATGAACCGAACGCAAGGGAGTTAGATGACATGTTGATCGATGACTTGAAAGTGCTGCTCAGTGAAGCGATCGAGAACCGGGATCCCGTCATGGTGACAGGGGCACCGGGGATCGGAAAGTCTGATCTGTTTTGGTGGGCTGCCAGCGACGCAGACGCAGACATCATCCTGAGTCATCCGGCGGTCAGTGATCCAACCGATATCAAGGGGCTGCCGTGGGTAGTAGACGGCGCTGCGTCGTTTCTGGCGTTCGGGGATCTGCGTCGTGCGATCGAAGCAACGCGTCCGACCGTTTGGGTATTTGACGATCTGGGGCAAGCGACACCAGCCGTACAGGCGTCTGCGATGCAATTGTTTCTAGCGCGCGAAGTGAACGGACACAAGATCAGTCCGTTCGTGACGTTCTTTGCTGCCACCAACAGACGGACCGATCGCGCGGGTGTTTCGGGGATCCTTGAACCGGTTAAATCCCGGTTCATCACGATCGTAGAACTGCAGGCTGACATCCTGTCATGGTGTCGCTGGGCACTCGATCATGACGTACCGCCGGAGTTAATCGCTTTCCTGCGATCGTTTCCCGATCTGCTGTCCGCGTTCGTCCCATCGGCCGATCTGACGAACAGCCCCTGTCCGCGTACGTGGGCACACGCAGCGCGCCTACTCCGTTACAAGCGACTGTCAGCCAGCGCGCGCCATGAAGCACTATCGGGGGCTGTCGGCGAAGCCGCAGCCAATCAATTGTTGGTGTACCTGCGGATGTACGCCGAACTCGTGAACGTCGATCAGATCCTTCTGAACCCAGCGACAGCCCCGATCCCGACCAGCCCATCGCAGCTATACGCGATCGTGTCGGCGCTGGCGTACCGTGCCACGGCTGGCAACTTCGATCGGATCGGTCAGTACATCACGAGACTCATGGACGGACACCGGGAGTTCGCTGCGCTCTGCGTCAAGGACAGCGTACGACGCCACCCGGAAACAACGCAGACGGCTGCATATGTTCGGCTGGCTGTTGGTGACTTTGGGCAATTGCTGTCAGGGAGCGCACTCTAATGGATACCACCACGAACGCCACCACGATCGGATCTGCCATCCATACGCGCGCGCTGCTCGTCTGGCTGCATATCAGTACATGGTCCGCACGCAAGTACGACAAGCGCGCCACGGCCGAATTGACGCAGCGGTACAACGCATCATCGGACGGCGCGCGCGTGAACAAGTTGTTGCTTCCGGGTGAAGCACGCGCCTATAAGACTCTGACCAGCTTAGCCACCACGATCCGCGCGCAGCACTACGCGAATACCCTTGCATGGTCCGATGAAGGGTGGCGTCTGTTGCCAACAGCGAACTATGCGACCTATACCGCATGGCTGCGCACGCAACAGCGCGCATTCGGTACGGCGCTGACAGAGTTCACGGATGACTACCCAGCACTACGCGGGCTGGCGATGCAACTTCTAAACGGCCTGTACTCCGATGCGGATTACCCATCGGTACAGGATCTGCGAACACGGTTCGCGCTGTCAGTCGAGTACGCGCCTGTCCCGGCTCAGGGTGACATCCGGGTGGACCTTGGATCCGATCAAGTGGCGCTGATCGAGACTGCGATCGCCGAACGCCACCAGCGCGCCACGGCTACGGCTGTAACGGACGCATGGTCCCGGCTGCATGAAGTTGTCAGCAAGATCGCCGAACGCCTGTCACAGCCGGATGCAATCTTTCGCGATACGTTGATCAGCAACGCGGAAAACGTGTGTGATGTACTCAAGCGACTGAACATCACGGACGATCCCGAACTCGAACGAATGCGCGAACGCGTGCGGAAAGAACTGACCCGGTACAGCCCCGAGACTCTGCGCGATGTGCCCGCGCATCGTCAGCAGACCGCCGATCGCGCTGCTGACATCCTGTCCGCCATGTCGGGATTTTTTGAGGTAGCCAAGTGATGAGTACACAAGCCACGCAACGAGTGACAGCGGCGCGCGCTGCGCTCGTACTCGATCAGCCGTTCTTCGGAGTGCTGGCGCTGCATCTGCGGCTGCAGGAAGATACAACCTGCAACACGGCATGGGTAGACGGTCGGACACTCGGGTATAACCCATCGTTCGTCAACAACCTGTCAGGTAATGAACTGGTCGGGCTGATCGCGCATGAAGTACTACACTGCGCGTTCGGCCACCCGTGGCGCAGGGAGGGACGCGACGCAAAGCAGTGGAACATCGCGTGTGACTACGCGATCAATTCCGTGCTGCGCGATGCAGGCTTCACGCTGCCATCTGGCGCGCTGCTGAGTGACGAATTCAGCGGACACCATGCTGAGTACATCTATGACCGCTGCGGACAGCCAGAGCAGCCGCAGCCGCAGCCGCAGCCCGGCAGCCAGCCGGGACAGCAGCCGCAAGGACAGCAGCCGCAGCCCGGCAGCCAGCCCGGACAGCAGCCGCAGCCCGGACAGCAGCCGCAGCCCGGACAGGGAAGCGATCAGGGTGAAGTACGCGACGCCCCAACAGACGCAGACGATCCCAACGGCATGACGGAAAGTGATTGGAAAGAAGTCGAGAAGCAAGCCGAAACACTGGGCCGTGGTTCGCTGTCGGCTGGCGCTGCGCGCGGGCTGTCCGAACTGCAGCGGCCGTTAACGGATTGGCGGTCACCGCTGCGGCGCTTCATGCAGGAGATCAACACGGCGGATTATTCGTGGCAGCGGCCGAACGTCCGGTACATTGCTAGCGGCATGTATCTTCCATCGCTGCGCAGCGAAGCATGCGGAGTGCTGGCTGTTGGTGTGGATACCAGCGGTTCGGTCGATCGCGTGTTGCTGTCGCAGTTCGGCGCTGAACTGCGATCGGTGATCGCAGAGGTACAGCCAAGGAAGGTGTACGTCATTTACTGCGACTACGATGTATGCGGATTCGATGAGTACGATCCATGCGACTACGATTCGATCGAACTCGATCCGCGCGGTGGTGGTGGTACCAGATTTTCGCCAGTGTTCGATCGTCTCGCTGCTGAAGCGATCGAACCGGCTGCGCTGGTGTACTTCACGGACCTTGACGGTCCGATCCCCAGCGCCGTACCACCGTACCCGGTTCTCTGGGCATGCTCAGCCAGCAACGCAGCGCAACGATCGCGCTGCAGCCAGCCCGCGTTCGGCGACGTGATACCTCTCGTGTGATCGGCTGGCGCTGCGGTTGGTGTCCAGCCAGCCGCAGCGCAGCCCCCAGAGCGACGCAGCCCGCAGCCAGCCCAGAGCCCCAGCCCAGCCCCGAACGCAGCCCCCAGCGCCAGCCAGAGCCCCGCAGCGCGCCAGCCCAGCCAGCCCGGCAGCGCCGCAAGCCAGCCAGAGCCCCAACAGAGCGACGCAGCCGCAGCCAGCCCCAGAGCCCCAGCCCAGCCCCGAACGCAGCCCAGCGCGCCAGCCAGAGCCCCGCAGCGCGCCAGCCAGCCGCAGCGAGCAGCGCCGCAGCCCAGCCAGCCCGGCAGTGAGCAGCGCCGCAGCCTGACACGTCCGTGTCACGAGTGCCCAGCGAGCAGCGCCAGCCCGGCAGCGCCAGCGAGCAGCGACGCAGCGCAGCGCCTAGCACACAAACAAAGTACAACGCAAGAAAAATAAAATGTTGACACGAACTCTGAGCGTATGCTATGGCGCAGATGGTTAGCCTAGCTAACGAACGCAGCAACGCGAGCGGCCCGGGGGACGGCCCGGCCGGTTGACAGGGTTCCACCGAATGTGGTACGGTGAAG